AAGAAGGTTATTCAAGTAAGCCTCTACATCAGGGTTAGTAAGATACTTCATAGTTCCCTTATCCGCGTTAGCAGATTGTATTTGCTTTCTCAATTCGATAAGGTGTGCTCTTGATAGAGTTCCTCCTGACGTTACAGTGTTTACACCTGCATTGTTAAGGATTCCTTCAGGAGTGTTACCTGTACCTGATCCGTTGATAGCTGCATACTGTACTGCTCTAGCCTCTGCTCCGAGTAACTGCTCTCTTACCATATTTTCTATAGCTATAACAGGCTGAATAAGTGCTTGACGTGAGAACTTAGTATATGCTGCTAATCTGTTAGGACTTGCGTTAAGTTCACTTACTATTGGTGTAGTTTCGTCTGCTGCTCCTGTTTCAGAATTCCAAGATGCAGAAGATTGTGTATCTCCTACAGGAATTTTAAAGTTTGACTGTAGACCTGTCATCATAGTCGCTCCTAGCTCTTCTAAGAATAACTTTGGCGTTAAGAATGGCACCATATTAGTGATATCATCCTTGATGAGTGGTGATAATCCACCACCTGATGTAGCACCTGTAGCTGAGTTAGCTCTTGCTACTACTGAAGGAATTTGGAAGTTACCTGAGAAATTAAGACCCATAGATCTTGATTCATTCATAGCTTCTTGGTGAGCCTCTGCTTCTGCTCCTTCTAGTGGCTTATTGTTCATCAAGTTCTGAATACCACGAACGATACTCATAGATGATGCTAATTTTTGCTCAGGTGTTGCCTTTGCGTGTTTCGGTGCTGACTTTGCAGCCAATACTCTTTCTTCGTTCTCCATTTCTTCTGCTAATTTAATAGATTTGTCGAGAGCTACTCTCTCTAGTTTTAAATCAGACCACGATGTAGTCTCTTCTTCTGTTAATTCACGCTTTTCAACGTCTTCTGTACCTCTTACAATTGTAAGCATTTCTGCCGTTCTACCTTCCAAGATCTCTCTCTCTTCTAGTAATGTTTTCAAATTTTTCATATGAAAAAAGTTTAAGTTAAAAAAAATTAATTATAATTAAAATGATTCGATTTCCATAGAAATAGCATCAGTATTAGGTGCCTCTTTTATGGTTTCGTCTTTGATTGTTTCTTCTTTTACTATTAGCTCGTCAGCCGCCTCTTCTATGGACCTAGCTAATGCTGCAGGATTAGATCCGTGAGAAACTACTCCCCAATCCAATAATCTCCACTGAGTGAATACCTTGATATCCTCTCCGTTTCTTTGTTGGAACTCTGCCTCTGTTGGTATAGCTCTAATAGATGCCATCTTTAACACGCCTGACGCTAACTTTCTAGCTACTTTATCAGCGACAGGATTAGATCCTTCCTCTTCTAATGTTAATACTGCGATTGTGGAAGTCCCTTCTGTTCTGATTTCTGATGTACCTATAATATCATCAGGGTTGTTTGAGTTCATATCAGGATGTCCATACGTAACCACATTATTATTAACATATCTAGAAAGGTCTAAACCTGATGCTAAAAATATCGTTCTATGTGTGTCAATGTCTTCTGTAGATATAACAAATTCGAACTGTCTAGAGTTCCCCTCTATAGCTCTTATCTCGTTATTATTTTGTAATTTTATTATTCTATTCTCCATCGTTTTCTATTTTGTTATTATCAGTATTATTATTGTTAATCATATTATCTGCAAATTCTTGTATCTTATCCAAAGGAAATAGATTATTTGCCATAATTAAAGTAGTATCTCCATTCTCTACAGGAGGAAGATCTTGATATGCTCTAGCCTCATTGATAGTCATTTGTCCTGAGTTAATCGCTCTTTCAAAATACTCACTTCTAGTACTCATATCCGCTCTTGATAGTGCATCCATCTCACATTTAACGTAGTGAGTCCTGCTTTCATTGTCTCTAAAGATCTTCCTGTTAAATTCCTGTTCAAATGTGATGCATAATGGCATTAAAACATTCTTATCAAAGTCAGACTGCATTTGTTCGATGTTTGAATACTTACTATCTCCACCCATTCCTATTTTAGCTGCAGGACACAAGAATATAGCTAGTATACTCTCTCTTGTGAATTTCTCACTTTCAATGTGCTGAACATCTGCAAAATTCATACTACTCTTTACAGGATCGAACTTAGCTCCGTTATTTAGGAAAGCTACTTTTGTACCTTCTTGTACTCCTCCATATATTCCTTGAAATGATGCCCTTAATTCTCTTAGTTGATCATTACTTACTTGTGCCTCTGTTGGATATGATACTACTCCTGATAGCTTTAATCCGTTAGTGTATAACTTATTTCTAAAGTCTAAAGATGCTTTACTCATTCCTAATAGCTCAGCGTGTTGCGTTATTCTACTTACACCATAACAAGGATCACTACTTAGGTCCGCGAAGTGCAAAACATCCTCTCCCTTTAATATATAGTCCTTTTCCCAAGATTTATACCAAATTTCTTCAGTACCATCAGGTAATTCTACTAAGAAAGGCATTATGTCCTTACTATCTAGTATTCTATACGATACAGGTCTTCCATTTCTATCTCTTATTATTTTAGCGTATGCATTACCATATACTAGGTAATTTACTGCCAAACTGCGTTTGAAAGCAAAAGATGTGTATAGTTTACTCGGATTTGACTTCAATAGGTCATATTGATCGTGTAATTTCTCTGTTTTTACTACATCGTTTTTCTTGCTATAAACTTTAGTAGGTAATGATGCAAATGATTCTGATATCACCTTAATCACTGCATATACGATATCTATCTTTAGTGCTCCCTGAGTATCTATAGACAATGGACCGTTAGACTCTCCACCTAAAAATCCTGCATTTACAAATGCTCTTTTCTCTACCTTTTGCTCATTACTAGAGAATAACCTTTGTATTATATTTTTCTTCTTTGCCATAATCGTTTTAATATTAACACAAATATACGTATTTTAGTATATTGCTTTATTGAATTTCAAAAATTAGTCAAGTGCCCTACACTTAATCGTATATAGGCTCTTCTCCATCTAACATAGCTACTCCTGCTATAGGTACAAATTCTTCCTTATCCTTAGAGTATCCTCCGATAGCCATAATCATTGACACTACTCCATCCACTTTATTCGACCCTTTTTGCTTATCTATCTTAATATTTCCTGCAGCATCTGTTACTGTGATAGCGTTACTTATATGCCACCTATCTATAGGGTTATTATTGTGTATTATATCATTATTTCTAACCATCGTGTACAAATCTTTTGATGGCTGACTCATAGAGATAAACCCTTGACCGAATGGACTCATTGGTATACCTTCGTCTAGCAATTGCGGCACTATTAGGTTAGATAAAAATCTATCATACTCTATAAACTGTATATCATATAGTTCTGCTGCTTTTACTATATCCGCTTTTATGTAGTCGTAATCTATAACGTTACCTGATGTTACTTTAATATGTTTTTGATCAGCCCATTTTCTATAATCTACGCCATCCACAAAATCATTACCGTTTACTTTTGAATCAGGACAGTAGTACTCTGTGTGTGTGTAGAACTTTAGTCTAGGTACTAATATATCATAATCCTCCTGAGATATCTCTCCTGCATCTAATCTTGGTCTATTTGTATCCTTTGCTTTATAGTGTGCAGCAAACTCATCCTTTGTAGGTATAAATAATAGACTAAATGCCGATAGATCTTCTACCTTAGACAAATCTAGCCCTCCGTAACATTTCCTACCTTTCATATCTTCTAGGTCAAAACCTGTACCGCAAGCCAACCAATCTTTAGAAGATATCCACTGCACGGATGAGTCTACCCAAATGTTCAAACTTTTCGTAAGGAATTCGACTATAGCATTTCCGCCTGATTTTTTAGCCTCCTTCGCCTGTTGAATTAATGGTCCCCACTTTGGTGAATTACCTATATTAGGATTTGCTTTCTTAAAGTACTGTAGATTCTCTTCTGTTAGATCATCCGTATCTAGACTGTTAAAATGTTCTATATCCTCATCATCTATAGTGAATATTATAGCAAATAAACTATCTAGCTCTAACGTTCCTTCTAATACAGGAGCTACTATATTGTTTCTGTATTGATAACAAGGACCCATTTTATTAAATCCTGCAGTAGTTATTATCATTATAAGTGCCTGATCTCTAGACACAGTACCTGATTCCATATTGGCAATCATTGCCGAGTTTGTGTGTGCGTGATACTCATCTACTATCCCTGCGTGTATATTGAATCCATCATTTTTATTTGATTCTGCAGTCAATGTCTTTATATATGAGTTACTACTAGTATTGATCACCTCATTTCTCATTATGCGAGTAATAGATTTGAGTTTCTTACTCTCCTTAATTAAAGATGTAAGCATAATTTTAACAGGCTTAAATACATAATCTGCCTGCATTCTAGTAGTAGCAGCAGTGAATATTTGCGCTCCTGATTCTCCATCAAAAAAACCCATAAAAATCTCTATAGCTGCAGCAAACTCCGACTTTCCACTTTTCTTAGCAGTCTCGATGTATACTTTTTTAAATCTTCTAAGTCCTGTCTTTTTTGATACCCATCCGAACATCTGACATAGCATAAACGCTTGGAATGGCTGAAGGTCAAAACGCTTTCCTGCAAACGACCCCCCTGTGTGCCTTAGCTTCTTTATGATTCGTATAACTCTGTCCGCTACATCCTCGTCAAAATGATAAGGGTACTCCTCAAATTTGGACTTCTCCATATCTGATAGGTGCCGCTTAACTGATAACTTAACGAATTTGTTAGAGTTTAGATCTCCGCTTGTTACATCCTGTATAAATTTATGGTATAGTTTCATACTATATTCTATTCCTCGTTTCAGTCCTGACTCCTATGTTCTGTACCTTACCTAATTTCGTTACGTTAAGCCTACGCCAATTAGAATCAAAGTATGCTCTCTCTCCCTCTATATACTTAACTTTGAAGTTAGATACTACTATCTTCTCTCCTGTGTCTAGATCTCTGAAATTGGGTTTCATATTATTTGTGTTTAGTTTTTAAAATTCATCATCTAAAAGATCAAATACCTCTTTAGATGCTAGGTCATTTAGTTGCTGCTCGTGTTTGAGTGATAACCCATAAAGTGAAGATATTTTAAGTATCTCTTTTTGGCTATCAGCTATGATTGATAGGTCCGCCCACTTTTGTCTATATCCACTTTCTGCGATGAACACTAAAGTACCTAACTCATCCATAGCTTTGTTACATCTATTTATTACATCTATGTGATACGCTAAGATACTTACATTAATTTCATCTCGATTCTCTTTGAATTTATCTCCGAGTAGAACTATTAAATTATTATATATTATTTCAGTCTGCTTATTCTTGTTTATCATCTTATTTTGCTTTTCCGTTATGTAAATATACAACTACTTTTGCATAATTTGGATGTACGAAGTCAAGTGATGTACCAAAATCAACCCACCCACCCCTAAAAAACAGATAAAATGTAAGCCTGCT